CCTATGCTTATAGCTCGTCTGTTCTTTTCTCCACTCAGGACAATCAACTATATGTATTTTATAATTCTTAAGAAGGGATACTCCATAAGCAACAGAACCCGCTGGCTTATTCACTCCGTGTACATTATAAAATTTTCTACGCAGATAACTAATGTGTCCCGCGCTTGCACTGTCACCCCATATTAATTCCTTACTCTTACCATGTGCGTCAATTAGACTGGCGATTTTATCAGGCGAGTCACATGGTTCATAGAATAATTTCTTGAGATACAAGTCCTTACCAATAACACAGCCTTGTACAAGCACTGTCGGGTCAACACTACCAAAGTCCATTGCATAAAATTGTTTGTCAACTTTAGGATAGTCTGCTTCTTTAATCCATGTGACGTGTTGGAATACCAATCCCTCAGGTGCTGAACGCAAGCCAAGCCCGTAAACATTCCACATGTAGTCATCGGCCGTGCCGTTCAGTATATTAGTAGGGTGTGGTCTGCGCTTAGAGATAGGCAATTCGCGATCGTCTGGATGGGTGGGCTCATAGCTAAGTATCTTGCGCTTCTCCATTTCGCTAACGAATGGATTGTCGAGGATAGTTGTCTTAATGAATCCGACATCGCTACGCTTACACACCCTGTCGTATACCCAGTGCTCTGTTACCTTTGGGTTATAATCTTGCCACCAGAATCTGCGGCATCGTTGCTCGGACTGATCGAAGACCTGTTGTGATACATCGAGCGATTCATTAATCCAAAAGTAATCGCATGATACACCATGATAAATGGTATCGCTATCGGCGCCAAGCAGATTAATTTTATTACCAAATAAATCAAAGCGCGCAACGTCAGAGCGGTCAACGAAGGGGGATGATATACCAAACATTGGCAGACGTCTATTGAAGTCATCATAGAGTGTTGTCTTGAATGACTTGTATGTTTCTTTGATTATGTTGATAGTAGCATTTGTTTCGACTGAGCTGCACAACCATATAATAAAGTCAATGTCTGCCCACGTCTTACCACTACGAGATGAGCCTTCTTGCACAACGCCGGACTTACCAGCATTGAACTGATCGTATAAGAATTGTAGATTAGGGTTGATTACTATCTCACTCATTGAATGCGTTTGTATTTGTTGAAGAGCTTGACAATACACGCAGCAACTAAGCAATAGATAAAGACATAGAGCAAAAAATTTCCCATAGCTTTTCATTTTAGGATAACATCTATGTCTTTACGACCTTCCATTTAATTCAGATGATGAACAAACACTACGATTCCTACTGTATTAAAATAACTCTTCCGCAATCCCCATGTCTTACCAACAAACTTGATTGGCTCACCACGCTCAAACACATAGTAGATCATTGGTGTGTATGCGAACGTTTCTTCCATTTATAAAACTTTACTCAAGTAAATTATTTTTTTGGTTTCGCAAACGGCATTAACTTACTAACTTCTTCACGCGCTTGAAGCACACCACTCACTTCAACTGATTGCTTCGGCTTACCATGCATGCGATCAAGAATTAAATTTGCTGCTTGCACATTACCTTTCTTAATTGCTTGCTTATACATTGCCTCAATCAGTAAATCAATTTTTGAAACATCATCGTCTTTAGTAACACCGAAGACTCTTGTAAGTACTGCGTTGAGTGAAGGTAGTTTGCGTGGTTGTCCGTTAGGGTTTCCTGATTGCCCTTTCTTCCATTGAGTCTTCTTACCGAGTACTCCAATATTTTTATTTTTATAACCAGATTTTTTTGCCATTAAACAATCACTTGTAAAACACCTGCAACGATTTAAAGCCGCCCCTACCATCACAATCGAGTCGCATCCCTAATAATATACAAAATTTACCCCACATTTAAAAACCCCTATTTCCATCGGTTACATCGGTTACAAAAAAAACCCAACATAAGATTCTATAGGGGTACACTTCTATAAAATCTTATATACTGTAACCGTGTAACCGATGTAACCGATTTGATTATCAGGCAGTTACGGTTACGTCAGTTACATCGGTTACAAACGCTTTAACTGAAAGTTGCTTTTTTCTGCGGTAATTTTCAGCCATTTTCTCTGTCGGTTACAACTTTTCGGCCTCGGTTACAACTTTTTTTTGTAACCAAAAACCTATGATTTTATACCAATATACATCCCTCTCAACGGGCTTCCAGCTATCTTATAAACAGCTTCTTTAAGTCCGTATAACTCCAGATCAGCAGCGAAGTGTTTCTTTAATTGTATGCGCGAAGCTGAATAACCTTCAACATCCTCTAGCCATGCGCGATAGTCGCGGTACATTTCAGACACGTTTGTAAATACTACTTTACTAACACCCGGATTTGCTTTTAGTAATTTCTGCTCGGCTGTTGCCTTGTTGCTATTGTCAAGCGCGGGTTTCAACACAATATACTTCTCATTAAACCATCTCATCGCATCGCGATTGTTAAGATGAAAGTCTAACGTTGCTTTTTTCATTTCGCTCGTCACCTTAATGCGCCCACCATTTTCAATGAGGTGCTTCATTCCTACATTCAACACATGATTGAATATACCAGCCAGCTCATTCTCATAAATAGCTGGGATAACGCTATTATCTTTCTCAACCTGCACATCCATGTTGATAGTAACGAAGCGTCTTGCAACCGCTGCATTAAATACTGAATAGTTATACGGATTCATCGCGAGCATTAGGCGGCCATAATTCACCACTGGTCTACGCGTAACATGCATCTGCCAACCAATTATTGGCTCTTGAGCTGCGACCTTCAAAAGCATTTCTAAGTGTTTGAAGGGTTGTGAATCAAAATCGTACGCCAGCAATTTATTTTCCATTTGCATTGCTTGTGTTGCCGCATCTGGTTGGCCGGAAAAAAGTGTGCCCGCAGAAATTGCCGCGCAGTTGTCGATGCCTATCACACGTCTTGTTATATCAATCAACGAACTCTTACCAGTGCTTGTCTCACCAGCTAGCATCATTATAATATCAGCCTTATGCTTAGTCAGACAGCTCGCAACGAATGCATAGTATGCTTCGTGTAGTGTTTCATCAGGAATTTGTTTCGCCATCCAATCATCAAAGCGTGGGCATGATGCTTGTGGCTCGTAGCAGTATGGTAAGATGGTAGTGAAGTAATAACCAGCTTCGTGATCAAGCAACTTTCGTTTACCTGTCTTAAGATTGATATGTAATATACCATTCTCCATGTTAACAAACACACCATCTTTAAGATTACCAGTTAGCGGCTCTATTGCGTCACGGTGAGTAACAAGCGCAATTTCTTCCAGCATCATCTTAAGGTATGGTATGGTGCGCAAACGTTTTATAAATCGCGGATCAATGGTAGACCTATCAACAAAGCTATTAATCAGCTCAACAATCTCACGTGGACCACGCTTCACCCAATGTGTTTGCTCGAAGATGTAGAAACTACTTTTATCAATGGTGATTATTGGATTGTATTTTAAAAATTCACTCACTACAGTATGCGAGTGCTCACCCATAGTTTCTTTTTTAAGAAGCTCCAATTGAAACTCTTTTGTTTCAGATGGTGGGTGCAGTTGTAGAGTCTGCAACGTCTTTAAGTCTGTCAGCCCAGCATCTTGACAAATTTTAAAAAACGTGCGGATGGTAATCTTTTCATCACGCTTACGAGTATCATCCTCCACATAACGATTGTATGTTTCTTCAATCGTATCAGCATTATAGCTCGCTGAGAACTGAGATACACGGTTAAACATATCGAAGCCTTTTACACCGAAAGCAGATGCAAACGCCTTACCAATTTTAAACCACTGTGGGTTGTCACCAGTAATGTCCAATCCCTGTTCTTCCAACTGCTTCACATACGCTTCAGTCTGCTCCCACACTTCTTTGTCAATCTCAGGTGCTTTACGCGCGGATTTTTTGCGCTCAACAATTTTTCCTTTATAAGGCTCAAGAAAGCTAAGGAGCTTCGTATGCTCCTTAGGCTTCATTGATTTCATTTTGAGTATTTCACCATGAATTAAATTGTACTTCTTAGAGTTGGAAAGATAACACGCCATAAACCGCTTAGAGTAATACAACTCCAACCAATTATTTGACTTACCATCCTTCTTTATACCTGTCCAGTCCGGATTGTTTGGTAATCGCTCCTCATAGAGAAAGTAGATATGGTAACCATTTGATTTAGTAGTTTCGATTACAACATACTCACTAAGTGCTTTGGTAATTGCAGCAACCAGCTTTTCAACCTCAGCTCTATCAACACTGTCTTTCTTTGTATCTAAGTCTATACAACATAGATTACCGTGACCGAGGTAAAAACCACAATGAGAGCGCGCCAGAATTTTTGAATTGAATGTACTTTTATATACAGCCAACGCAGGGTCTTGCATCTCATTTACATAGCCCCATTTTTTTGTAGCAAGATTTTTCCAGCCAATTGGTGCATTGGTAGAGCGAGATGCTTGGAGTATTACAAACCCGCGTTTGTGCAGTGCTTCAAACTCTTTCTCCCGCATAAATAGATACTTTAGAATTTCCAAGAGCTGCTGACATTTCAAGAATACTGGTTAATGAGTTACCTTTATCATTGTAATACTCACCATCAGATTCTAACTTGAATCTGGTTTTGTATCCAGTAACTTTGCTTTCAACAATAAGTACTTTACCAGCAGACGGTACAGCCTCTTTGAATTTCCTTAGTTTATTCATCTGGCTATTTTTGTTTCTGAAATAAGTTTCACTAAAGTTGAATGGTTGTTTTTGCTTGTTCATAAATATGGGGGTTTAAATAGTTTTATAAAGTGAAAAGTTTTTCGAGCGCGCGCTCTTTGCCGTGTACGGATGATGAGACATGCTTTAGTTTAGACCACACGCATTTAAAGTCCTTAGGCATAGCATACTCAGAGATAAATATAGCGTGTCCTTTAGCTTTTTGTAAACGACACCAATCATAAAAAAGGTTATGATTGAACGTAACTCCGTACCCAGTTGTACCCTTATACGGAGGGTCACAGTATATTATGGAGAATGCAGGTATCTTTAACTCTGTGTAGTTTAAGTTGTAGAATTTTACACCCTCTAACTTATACAACATACGCATTACCCCGTTCCAAGCATGGCCACCGTGATACGTAATGGATTCATAGTTACCCTTCCAGTTTTGTTTTTGATGTGGGAGCCCACGTGCAAATGTCCCGAAGTATTTAGCCCCGAATGAGAATGCATGTCCTACGTATCCCTTAAGATGTGGCTCACCGTATTTTTCTATGTGTCTGTATTCATCTTCATTTACATACTTCGGTGGTATCCAGCCACCTTGTAGTTTTATATACATAGCAATCAATTCACTGTGTACGTCTGACGCAATACGCGGGTTCGGCACGTGTACTAATGTATTACAACCACCACAAAACGGTTCTACGTATGTCTGCCCTTCGTACCTGTCTTTTAAAATAATTGGTATTATATACTTTGCAATGCTAAATTTACCTCCTTGGTATCTCATACAAGTTTTTTAAATGCCTTAAGAACTGTATCCGATGTATTCATTGTCTTAAACTTAAGTTTAAGTTTTTCCTCAATCTTTCTAAACTCAGCTTCCTGCTTAGTAGTAAAAAACAAAGTAACCGCGCGCTCGTCTGTTTCTACCACAATCTTATCCTCAGTGGTAATTGTAGGCTTCGGGCCTTTGGGTGCATTGGCTCCGAGTTTTGCAAGCACATCCGGAGGCGGCTCAAGTCGGTATGATTCAAAAAAGCTTTTAGTTGTTCCTAAGTCTTTTTCAATTCTATCCATATCAACTTCACCAGCTTTGGCAAAGTCAATCATCGCACTAAACTCTTTATACTGTGATGGTGTGAGCGGGCGGTTTGGAAGCGATGCTTCAATTGTTTTTGTGCCAGCAGCAAGCTCTTCTTCAACACGTGAATTACCATCTACGAGCACGATGTTCTTTGTGTCACCCACTTTACCACCCCAGTTGCATATCACAGCACCAGCAAGCCCGTACGTCTTAAGCGTATGTTTCAATCGTTCTTTGCCTAACGCAGTTTTAATTTTGTAATTGTTAGGCGTTGGTTTAATGTCCTTGACATTTACCAAGTAAGTTTTCCAAATAATTCTTGTTTTCATAGTGTGTATAATTTTTCTACTGCTTTTCCCTTGCCGTGTACCGTGGATGATACTTGTATTTCTTTTTTCCATACGCATTTAAAGTCTTTTGGCATGTTATACTCTGATATGTATATAGTATGCCCTTTGGCCTTTTGTAGTCGACACCAGTCGTAAAAAAGATTGTGGTTAAATGTGTTACCGTACCCAGATGTTCCTCTATACGGAGGGTCACAGTAGATTATGGATAATGCGGGTATTTTTAAAGCGTCATAGCTAAGATTGTAAAACGCAACCCCTTCTAATTTAGGTATCATTTTTATAACCCCGTTCCAACTCTCCAACCCTCTTAGTGTAATTGACTCGTAGTGACCTTTCCAGTTTTCTTTACGTCCCCTGATACCCCTTGCAAACGTCCCGAAGTATTTAGCACCGAACGAAAACGCATGCCCTACGAACCCCTTAAGATGCGGCTCACCGTATTTTTCTATATACCTGTACTCATCCTCGTTTACATACTTTGGTGGCAACCAGCCTTCTTGCAACTTTAAATACATTGCAATTAAATCTGTGTGCAAGTCAGACGCGATGCGCGGGTTCGGCACGTGTACTAATGTATTACACCCGCCACAGAATGGCTCCACATACACCTGCCCTGTATACCGATCTTTCGTTATAATTGGTAGGATGTCTTTGGCAATTCTAAACTTACCTCCTTGGTATCTCATAGTGAGTTTATAAAATCTATAACTGGTATATTTAAAGTTTTTGCCAAGTCAATCTCGGCTTGCATGCCACTGGAGATGCGCGAGCCTGTTAACCATATCTCACTGATGAACCCACATTTAATTAATGTAGCATCATTGTGCATACCACGCTTACGCTCTTCTTGTACGGTATCATCAAGGCTTACCACATCAGCATAGTACGGTGCAATTGGGATTACTGTGTACGGGCACTCTAAATTAATTTTGCGCAGTATCCTACGCAGGTCAGAGAGATTATTCTCTATATCACCCGCGATGGCGTGTGCGATGTAAACTATTTTTGTCATATAAATATAGGGTTTAGTGTTTCGAGTAATCTGTTTGAATACGTACATCTGCTTTGATGATACCATGAATACCTGTAATGTAGTCTGCGCTTTTTTCCATTACAACAGTCATGGCCTTTACACAGGCCTTTGCTTTTGCCTTTGGTACTTCGCACACGATCTCATCATGGAATGGTAACACGATATCAAATTCATCCGGCATACTAACCAGCGCTAGTTTAATCATGTTTGCGCCAGCGGCTTGGATTGGGTTATTCATTCCCTGATTTCTTATTTGCCATTCTTGCTCGCCTTTAAGCACACGCCTTCTTTTATACGGGTCGGCTGAGTACGATAGTTCTGTGCGTATTGCATCACGTCCATTTTTTTCTAAGTATGCAACAAGTTTACGAATCGCTCTTTTATGTTTGGTTATAAAAATTCTTGCATCACGTTCAGACATGAGTGTTTTAATAACGTCTTCAGAAGGTATGCCATTTGCAAACATGTTTTTAATTATACGCTCGATTAGTTTACTTGCCCCACCACCATAGGCCAGCAAAAAATTAGCTTCTTTTGCTGGAGCCCGAATTGATGCATGTGCAGGACACTTACATTTTTTAGGAAATGTGCAACCCTTTGCAGTACCAGCTTTCCATCTTTCAAGTGAGAGCATCGATCCCATTAGACTGTGAACATCATCACCGCGTAACAATGTATTGATCCATAAATCTTCTTTGCTCGCGGCTGCCATGATACCAATCTCCTGCCCGGCAAAGTCACCTATAACAAACACACAGCCCTTACGTGGTATAATAGCACTGCGCTGGTCACCCTCTTTTGGTAAGCCGAGTAGGTTGGGGTCTGATGTGGCAAAGCGGCCAGTATTTTTACTTATATCAAACGAAGCACGCACGCGGCCATCTGGATCGATGGTACTGCTGCCATCTTCTCTGTATAACCATGTAGCACCATAACCAGACGCGTCCGAGTACATTTGCCGAATGGTGATGAACTTTGCGAGTAATGGATTACGTGTGGTAAGAAAAATACTTTTTAGATTAGTAAACGAGTCAATCGTTATGCCATAGCGTTGTTTAAAATATTCTTTCACTTGTGCAGGGCTGTTCCAGTTCTTCACGCTTTGTGGCAATGTGGCGAGTGCACGTTTGTACGTGTTAAGATTAGTATCAGCAATCTCCAACCATTTCTTTTTGTCAACACCAAGACCAAGCACACGCATACGACACACGCGCTCGATGACCTTATTATCTAGCAATGCAGCTTCCAATTGTTTATCACGTGTTAAAATAAATTCTTGCGCCTTGCGTAAAGGTAAAAGATATTGCACATCGCCAACTAAGTATTCGTTTTCTTCTTTGGTAAACTTTGTACCAAGTGGCCGATTTATAAATTGTTTGGTTATGTCTTTGTTAGGTACTGGAAACCCATATCGCGCCAAGGTATATTTTAGTGATGCGCTATGAGCGATTTTAAATTCTTCAGATACCTTGTGGTCAGGAGCTGTTACGCCTTGAATAACTTTTTCAGCTACCATCGTATCCCACACATTCACGCATCGCACACCCCATACTAACTCCATATAAGGTATGTCAAACTGCGCGTTGTGTATGACCTTACAAATACTTTTATCTTGGAGAAGTGTGCGTAATGCAGGCGGGCATGTTTTTAATCCGTTTGGGTCTGATACGATTTTTACCTTGCAATCTGAATCACACCACCCTACCATCCAGATTGTACCACCATAAGGTTTTAGACCGATTGTTTCGATGTCAACAGCTACGTGCTTCATAAAGGGGTTTAATTTGCTAGGACTACTATAATACTAAAAACAAACGAGACTAAAAAATTTCTGAAAAATTAGTATTTTATTACTTTTTCAGATTGTTTTTATATATCGAAAAATTTTCTATATTAGTAAACGTTAGCTAACAATAATTATTAACAATTTAAACAAAACGCAAAATGTCAAAAAACGCAAAGGTCGCAAAGAGCGCAAAGAGTGACGAGTTTATTTCTGATGATGCATTAGGTTCAGGTGAAGGTTCTTACCTGAATATTAAGAAGCAAACAGAAGCAGAGTTCCGGATTATCTCCATGCCTGTGGAAGGATGGATTGACTGGGTAGATAAGAAACCCATCCGGACACCAATGTCAGATGGTGAACCAGAAGCAGCTGATGATGAGAATCCGCCAAAGAAGTTCATTGCAGTGGTGGTAATTGACCGCAGTGATGACACTGTAAAGATCGCAGAGTTAACGCAACAGTCAGTTATTAAAGGTATCAAGGCACTGGCTGCTAACCCTAAGTGGGGTAAGCCTTTCGCTTATGATCTGAATGTTGCTAAGAAAGGAGAAGGGTTGCAAACTCGCTACACGTTAACACCTTCACCGAAAGCAGCGCTACCAAAAGAGTTGGTTAAATCAGCAATGGAAAAGCCTTGCAACTTGGAGAAGTTGTTTGAAGGTGAAGACCCTTGGAAGGTTGAGAAAGGTGAAGAAGTGACTGAGTACTTTTTTAAATAGAGAACGTGGGTGGTATTTTTTATGTGACCACGGATTGTTAGGGGGTGAAGGCGGGGTGGTTCCCGCCTTCTTTTATTTTATAACACTACTCTCATGGATAAAAATTGTATTTGTATAAATGATCGAGGCAGACCAAATGAAGTACCTATTAACCAATGGGTGGTAAAAGGTGAGGGATATACGATTATAAAAGTTGTTAACTGCTTAGGCCAAGGAATACAAGGCGTAGAGCTGGAAGAAATTAAAGTTGACAGCGCGCTTTATAAATATTTTGCGGCTTCAAGATTTGCACCGATAGTTGGTATTGATAAACAAGTTGAACAATTAGAAGAAGTGCTATGACTAAAAATTCTACTGACTTTGAACCGAGTGATAAACTTGCTCTTAAGTATATTCAGGAAAAAGGCTATGCATCTTACAGCTCGCTCAAGAATGTTCGCGACTGTGTTGATCCTACAAAGAAAACAAGTGCGGCGTGGTTTGATGTTGGTACTGAAGTGCATTCAAGATTTTTGGAAAAGAAGAAACCTATACTTAAGTTAAGCAAGGAAGACACTGCTTCGGTAGTTAGCATGGTGGAAGCGTTAGAGCTGCACCCAGTTGTAAGGCGATTGATGTTTAAGGCGAAGGTTGAACAATACTTTAAGCAAAAGTTATGGGGGTTAATGGTGAGTGGTTACATTGATATACTACCTCCAAAGGACGTAGCTGATTTAAAAACCACGCGGCATAAAAATCAACATGACTTTGCAGCTAATATGGATTTCCTTCAAGCTGCTATGTATCGTGCAGTAACGAAACGGAAGGACTTTTACTACATTGGTATACAAAAAGAAAAACCATTTAACGTTTTCATCTTTAATGTCCACCAGTATCCAGATAGGATTAAGCAAGCGGATGAAGAGTTGAAGTATTTAATTAAGTATGTAAAGAAACAAACAGGGCTATGATAACACTCAATCCACACACAGCTGACTTGATCCGTAAAGAAATGGAATCAATTCCTGACAAGTACCAAAAACCTTTTAACTCCATGCACGAAGGACTTGGAGTATTGCGCGAGGAATACATTGAACTCGAACAAGAGATTTTCTTTGGTGAGAAAAAAGCAAAATCACATCCATACTCAGATGATGTTTCGCCAGGTGTAATCTGGAAAGAAAAAGTTCGTAGAGAAGCTATTCAAGTTGCTGCTATGGCGGCACGTATTATTCAGGAATTAACATAGACTAATGACTACACCACAGAAAATAAAAAGATTGCGGCACCTTAAGAGGCGCAAGGACTACAACTCTATTAAGATGGAGAGGGTGAAGGCAGCGCGAGTGAAGATTGAATCTGAAATTGTTAAGATACTTTCTTCCATCCCATCTACTGACCGTGATCTGTATCGCGATCAGCTTAAGAAGCTCGTATGATTATACTGGTTGATACGAGGGAGCAAAAACCGTATTGGTCTGATAATAGAGCTACACTAATTGTTGGCGATTACACTACCCTGAATTTACTTGGGTCATTCCATATTGAGCGGAAGTCTTTACAAGATTTATACGGTACACTAACGAGTGGCAACAATCGTTTCAAGTATGAGTTGTTCAATGCGGCCTATCACCGCATACAATTAGAGGTTTACGTGGAAGGTTCGCGCGCTGATTTTATTAATAAGAATTTTCCTAAAGGTCAGGATCGTAAATTCAGTACTGACGGACTTGATAGACTTATTAAAACATTTGAAAAGAAGTACCACCTGATATTCCATTGGTGTAAGAACCGCCAGCAAGCTAAGAAGTTGGTAATGGAAAGACTGGCCGCTGAGGAGCGAAAACCCAAAAAACGCTAAAAAGCTCATTTTTAGCCTAAAAACAGCATAAAATATTTTAAAAAAATCTCACTTTTTGATACGGTGAATTGGTTTTTGACTATATTTACATATCGATTCAAC